AACTTTGCAAATAATGCGTCTAATAGTGCTAATGCTTCTAGTAATCATGCAAACAATGCATCTAATTTTGCGAATAACGCAAGTAATAGTGCAAATAGTTCAAGTGGATTTGCAAATAACGCAAGTAACTTTGCTAACAATGCATCCAATAGTGCTAATGCTGCGGCAGCTTCATCAACAACTGCAAACACAGCAGCTAATAATTCAAGCAATGCGTCAAGCAATTCAAGTAACTTTGCAAACAATTCAAGCAACTCAGCGAATGCAGCAGCAACATCTGCAAGTGGTGCATCCAATTCAGCTAACAATGCTTCTAATAGTGCCAACGCTGCATCATCAGCACAGACAGCAGCAGAGTCAGCACGTGATGCAACACTAGCTGCATATGATTCATTTGATGATAGATATCTAGGTGCTAAGTCATCTAACCCAACACTAGACAATGATGGCAATGCGCTACTTGCTGGTGCTTTATACTACAATACAGTTGTTCCAGAAATGCGTTTATACACTGGATCAGCATGGGTAGCTGCTTATGTATCTGGTGGTGACTATGTATTAAAAGCCAATAACTTATCTGATCTTACAGATAAACCCACAGCACTTGTTAATCTTGGTGAAAGAACAGGCGCAACTGGATCTGTCAAAGTAGCTGCTGGAACTACAGCACAAAGAGATGGCACACCAGCTGCTGGGTTCTTTAGATTTAATTCTTCAACAACACAATTTGAAGGGTACAATGGATCTTTATGGGGAGCAGTAGGCGGTGGTGCTACTGGTGGTGGTGGAGATCAAGTATTCTATGAAAACGCATTAACAGTCACAACAAATTATACGCTAACAACTAGCAAAAATGCTATGAGTACAGGGCCAATTTCAATTAATAGCGGTGTAACAGTTACAATTCCTAGCGGCGCTCGCTGGGTAGTACTATAAGGGGAAACACATGGCAGTAACGATAAATGCTTCAACTTCAACAGGGCTAGTTCAAACAGCAGATACTAGCGGTGTTTTACAATTACAAACTAATAGCGGAACTACAGCCCTTACTATAGATACATCACAGAATGTAGGGATTGGCACTACTAGTCCTGCTGTACCATTAGCTGTTTATAAAGCATCTGACTCTGCAATTAATATTCAAAACTCCACAAGTGGTGTAACCAATGTAGATGGATTACAGTTGTTATTAAGTGGTAGTAATGGTTATATGTGGAACTATGAAAGTGGTGCTAATATATTTGGTACAGCTAACACAGAACGTATGCGTATAGAATCTACTGGTGTTGTATTGATTGGGTCTGCAACTGTATTTTCTGGTGCAAATTCAAAACTATCTGCACTTTGGGACCCTTCTTCACAAAATGGATTTACTCTTAAAGCATCAGGAACAACTTTTAGTAACTATGCAATTGCATTTAGAACCAGTACTGATACCACAAGTGGTTATATTTCTCAAGCGGCATCAACTGTTACATATTCAACATCATCAGACTATCGCCTAAAAGAAAACATAGCACCTATGACAGGTGCATTAAATAAAGTAGCTTTACTTAAACCTGTAACATATACATGGAAAATAGATGGTTCTGATGGTCAAGGTTTTATTGCTCACGAATTACAAGAAGTAGTTCCAGAAGCAGTATGTGGTGAAAAAGATGCTATAGACGCAGATGGTAATATTAAACCACAAGGTGTAGACACATCATTCCTAGTAGCTACTCTAACAGCAGCAATCCAAGAACAACAAACCATCATCAACGACCTAAAAGCAAGAATTACAGCTTTAGAAGGAGCAGCATAATGCCATTAGTCCTCGCAGGAGCTACATCAGGCTCAACAACAATACAAGCAACGGATGCTGTAACCCAGACAATAACTTTACCTAACGCTACAGGGACTGTATTAACTACGAACGGAAGTGGTATAGCTTCTGTTAATGGTATTCAATTTCCAGCTACACAAAGTGCTAGTGCAAATGCTAATACATTAGATGATTATGAAGAAGGTACTTGGACTCCAAATCAAGGAAGCGGCTTAAGTGTTAATGGTACTTTTAGTTCTTCTGGAATATATGTAAAGATAGGAAGCCTTGTTTATGTAAATTGTCGTTTACAAGGTTCGACACAAATTTCTTGTTCAGCAGGCGGATTGGTATTTACTAATTTACCATTTAGCATTGCTGCAAGTCCAGGTAACGCAATGGGTTCTAGTTCTAATGGTGCTGGTGCTACTACAATAAACATAGCTTATGGAACGGAAAGTTCCGTTTATTTAGGAAATTTGGCAATTACTAATGGTGGTGCTATTTTTGTAACCCTCACTTACACAATTTAAGGAAAAACAAAATGTCATTAGAAAAACAAATATTAATTGATAAAATTGAAATAGTAGAGAATGGAACAGTTCAAGTTCGTCAAGCTACTATTATTACTGAAGACGGTAACCAAATTTCAAGAACTTACCATAGATGGTGCATAACTCCAAGTGAAGATTATTCTGCACAAGAACAACAAGTTCAAGAAATATGCAAAGTGGCACATACACCAGAAGTCATTGCAGCATATCAAGCACAACAAGAAGCAAATGCTAACAGATTAGGAGCAGCATAATAGTGTTCTACGTTTACGAGCATATTCGTAATGATACCAATGCCATATTTTATGTAGGCAAAGGTAAAGCTAATCGTGCTTCATCTACAAGAAATAGAAACAGATACTGGGAAAATATAGTAAGCAAGTCCAATGGATTTATTGTAAGAATAGTAGCAAAAGATTTAGATGAGGAGTTAGCTTATCTAACTGAAAAAGAAAGAATAGATCAGCTAAAAAGACTAGGTATTAAGTTAGCTAATATAAATGATGGTGGTGCTGGTGTAGGATCTGGTGATAAGCATCCTATGTGGGGTAAACCACATCCACAAAGAGGTTCTAAAAGACCTTATGGTAATTATAAAAGAGGTGCTGAGAATCCTATGTATGGCAAACCAAGTGCCATGCGTGGTAAAAAGAATGTAGGTGCTAGCATAGCTCATAAAGGTAGACCAAGACCAGAAGGTGGTGGTAAACCTTCTCAAGCTGTAATAGCGACAGATAAAGATGGTAACAAGTTTACATTTGTTTCATTAACAGAAGCGGGTAAGTTTATGAAATCAGATAGACATAGTATAAAGGATTGGTGCGTAATGAATAAATTTAACAAAGGTTTTAACTGGGAGTTTTCTAAATGACAATGACGATTAATGGAAGTTCTGGATTAATATTCCCAGATGGTTCTGGACAAGAATCTGGTATAGGTCGTAACCGTATCATCAATGGTGATATGAGGATAGACCAAAGAAATGCTGGTGCTAGTGTTACTCCTACAAATGCGCAATATACATTAGATAGATGGAAATTTTATGTCTCTCAAGCATCCAAATTAACAACACAACAAAATGCTGGAGCAGTTACACCGCCAGCAGGTTTTAATAATTATTTAGGTGTTACATCTTCATCTGCTTATTCTGTTGTTGCAAGTGATTATTTTATTATTAGCCAACTGATAGAAGGGTATAACATAGCTGATTTTGCATGGGGAACTGCTTCAGCTAAAACAATTACCGTATCATTTTGGGTTAGAAGTTCATTAACAGGAACTTTTGGTGGGATTGTAAAAAACTCTGCAGGTGCTAGAAGTTACCCATTTAGTTATACAATTTCAAGTGCCAATACTTGGGAACAAAAAACAGTAACTATTGTTGGCGATACTAGCGGAACTTGGGATACAACAAATGGAGCTGGATTAGAATTCACTTTAAGTTTAGGGGCTGGTTCTACATATAGTGGTACAGCAGGTTCTTGGCAAGCTGCAAATCTAGTAACAGCCACGGGTGCAACATCAGTAGTAGGCACTAACGGAGCTACCTTCTACATCACAGGTGTCCAACTAGAAGTAGGCTCAACAGCAACACCATTTGAACGCAGACTTTATAATCAGGAATTGGCGAACTGTCAGAGGTATTTGCCTGCTACTTATTTATCTGCTCATCCTGGTTGGTGTTATGCAACAACAGGAGCAATTTTTGCAGCACCTTTTGCAGTTCCTTCAAGAGTATTTCCTTCAGGACTTTCGGTAACTCCAGCATCTTGCATAGTATATAACGGTGCGCTTTCAACAGCAATTCCATCTGCTATAGCTTGGAACGGTGCGACTGTATATGAAGGTAACTTTGCAACGACAACATCAGCTATCTTAACACTTGGTCAATCAGGCGGTTTTGCTGGAAATATTCTATGGACAGGATGCGAACTATGACATACAAACTTTATAAAACAACTTTTGGTCAAAATGCCGTCATTACTGTTGGGGTTGAGCCACAAGTTAGCTTTTTATTTGACCCAGCCAACACAGACTACCAAGCCTACCTTAAATGGGTAAGCGAGGGCAACACACCTTTACCAGCAGAGGAATAACATGGTTAAACATGACGTAGAATCAAGGCTAAGCACACACGAGGAAGTATGTGCTATTCGTTATGAGCAAATCAATGCTAGACTTAAACGCTTAGAGCAGATCCTTCTTGCTACAGCTGGCTTCGTTATTGTATTCTTGCTTAGTCAAAGTTATGCTCATGCTGATACAACAACGATCAACAACAAAGGGATGCCAGTGCCTAGTGCTATGGCCCCATCCATGTCTGGCTTCTCTAATGACATGTGTAAGTCTGGTGTATCTGGTGGTGCTAACACAGGCATGTTCTCTATCAGTGGTGGTGCTACTATCACAGATGAAAACTGTGAGCGTATTAAACTAGCTAAGACACTTAACGACTTAGGTTTAAAGGTAGCAGCAGTATCAGTATTGTGTCAAGACAATCGTGTTTGGGAGGCTATGGAAATGTCTGGCTCACCTTGCCCTATTGGTGGCTCACTAGGTTACACAGCTAAACGTGCATGGCATGAGAGAGATCCAAAACGATTTGAGAAACTATATGGTTCTACCTATACGCTCCCTCTTATTCCTAATACTCCTGTGGAGTAATCCAATCTATGCATGGTATTGCACATATGTTCCAACAGCTCAAGGCTGGGTTAGTAACTTACAGTGCCATGGCATTGACGATGCTACAGCGCTTGCTACAGCATGGTGTCCGTATAGGCCAGATGATCCTATCTGCGCTCCATACATTCAGCCAGTCTGCACCGATACAGTGGAGTATCAATCGCTTAGTTGCCCTCTACCGCACTATAGTGGAGTGGTTAATCAGAGTCGTTCCTATGCTTGTAGTTCAAGCACTTGGACTTCTTGGACAACTACGTCAGATAATTGCACACAAGATCCGCCAACTTGTTTCACGTCTACAGAACAAAGGACACTAGCATGCGAAGCTGGATACACTGGATCAATACTAGAGCAAAGAACTTCGACATGCTCAGATCCATACTCGACTCCAGCGTGGGGTTCTTGGATTCAAGTTACCAACTCTTGTGTGAAGTCGATGGACAATCCGACAAATCCAATCAGTCCGACAAGTCCACTCAGTGTGACAAGTCCATTGAATCCCATCAATGCACCAGTCATACCAATAGAACCTGTAATTGTGCCAATGGATTTTGCGCAGACTCAGATGCCAGAGGTGACTACTTCGGTGCGTCAAGAAACCAAAACAGAAGTCAAGACAGAAAGCAGACAAGAATCACAGCCCGCATCGAGAACAACCGCAAATACAGAAGCGAAGTTAGACCCAAAACAAGAGCTTCCGAAATCAAAGGAACTCGTGCCTGGGTTTGGGATTGTTATGAGTATGCAAATGCTAACACAAGCATACACGATACAGAACCAACAGATCATAGAAGCAATCAACATGGAGCAAGAGAATGACTACGCAAGAGAACAAGAAGTATACCTTAAACTTATCCTCGCAGATGATCTTGGGGATAATCTTATCAGTGCTAGTTCCTACCAGTGGAGCAGTCTACTACGGGATAACCCTATTCAACGATTTGACTTCGACAATTGAAGAAGTAAAGAAGATGAGTAATGTTGAAACACGCATTACATTAGTAGAAGATAGAGTTAAGGCTGCTGACAATCGTATGATTGAATTAGCTATGTCTAACAACAGAGCGTATGAGAAAGCATCAGAAGCTTTTGCTACATCTAAAGAAACAGCAGCCATCATTAAAGGATCACAAAGAGAGATTGATGTATCTCTTAGCGCAGTGCGTGAGGAGATGAAAGCATTACGCAAATCAACGATCAATCCATTGGCTAAGTAATGAAGCTACTTACCAAACAAAACTTGCGTAAGATGTATGCTTGTTTTGTTGGGCTACCTCCATTCAATGGCTACAAGATGCCAGCACCGCACAAGGTTAATTTTAGTACCATCAATACTAAAGGTGAAGTGCTTGGATACTTTCTTACAGAGCCTACTAGAATACAAATAGATATCTCTAATGATACATACTTGAAGATATCTGAAACACTTATGCATGAGATGATTCATTGTATGCTTTGGTATCATGGACACAATGACTTTGATGCACACGAAAAGAAGTTTAACAAATATGTTAATATCATCTGTGACCTATACGGATTTAACAAAGAGGAGTTTTAAATGTTTAGTATTATCAGTGGTATCTTAGGCTTTGCTACCAGTGGGCTACCAAGTCTGCTCGGATTTTTTCAGCAAAAAGGTGACCAAGTACATGAACGTGAGATGGCTAAGTTACAAAACGAACAAGCTATGCGTATGGCAGAGAAAGGTTTTGTATCTCAAGAGAAGATTGCTGCTATTGAATTAGAAGGAACGTACGCAGAAACGTACGCTCAAGAACGTGAAGCATTATATGCACATGACACTAAGCTTGTAGAAGGTGCATCACAATGGGTCAAGACTCTTAATGCTTGTGTCAGACCATTCGTTGCATTTACTTTTGTAGGCTTACTTGTATTCGTTGATGTAGCTGGCTTCATATGGGCAGTTAAATCTACTGGTGGATTCACACCAGAATCTATGGATGCTATATTCTCTAGCGATGAGATGAGCATTGTAGCTTCTATCATTGGATTCTACTTTGGCTCTCGCACATGGGAAAAGAAACGTGAAAGTATCTAAGCGTGGTATCGAACTTATTAAACATTTTGAAGGTGTGCGTAGTCGGCCCTATCGTTGTGCTGCAAACCTGTATACTGTGGGTGTTGGTCACCTTATCGGCGATGGCAAACATTTGCCTGATTCTTGGAACAGAACTTTTACGCAAGAAGAAATAGATGGACTTCTTAAATCCGACCTCAATCGTTTCGAGTTGGGAGTATCTAAGATGCTACCTAACGTGCGCCTTAGACAATGTGAATTCGATTGCTTGGTTTCTTTTGCCTTCAATCTTGGCTTGGGTACATTTCAAAGATCAACACTCCGTCAAGCGTTGCTTCGTGGCGATAAAGAAGCGGCTATTGAATCGCTCCTAAAGTATTGTCGTGCTGGTGGTCGTGTGCTTAAAGGACTTCAACTAAGACGTGAAGCAGAAGCTAAGATGTTTAAGTCAGGCTATTGATTTAACAAACTAACTGTGCTATCTTTCAGATACCTAATTTATAGGAGCTGTAATGGCACAAGCATACAAGTCCGTATTAGTAATCAGTGATCTCCATATACCTTATCACCACCCAGATGCATTCAACTTTCTTAAAGCGCTCAAGACAAAATACAAACCCGATCTCGTTATTAATATTGGTGACGAGCTTGATATGCATGCGATGTCTATGCATGATAGTGATCCAGATCTATTCTCTGCTGGCCATGAGTTGGCAGCGTCTATTGCATACATTCAAACACTAGAAAAGATATTCCCTAAGATGAAGATTGTGCATAGCAATCACTCATCCATGTTATACAGACGTGCATTAAAGCATGGTGTACCTAAAGGTTACCTTAAACATTACAATGATTTCTTAGGCGTTGGCAAAGGCTGGGAATGGGAAGAAGATATTACCATTAACTTATCCGATGGATCACGCTGCTTCTTTACCCATGGACTATCTGCTGATGTACTCAAGGTAGCTATGCAATACGGAATGAATACAGTGCAAGGCCATTACCATACCAAGTTTAGTATCGGTTACTATAGTAATCCTGATGCATTAGTATGGGGTATGCAAGTCGGATCTCTTATCAATCAGAAGTCTATGGCATTTAACTATGCTAAGAACTTCAAGACTCGATTCATTGTTGGATGTGGAATGATACTGAATGGACAGCCCAAACTAATGCCAATGGTTCTTAACACAAATGGTAAATGGAATGGTAAAATTGTTTAGTGGAAAACCCTACATCAGAACAACTAGATATCCTAGACAAACTTATTGGTCGTAAGATTTGGGATATTGAGATCATTGAAGAAGATCCATTGTCAGTCATCAGAATTTTTTTCACTGAAAACGAGGATGATTACATAGAGATCAATGCTGAATACATGCAGATGCTCTACATTTCCCCTAAGCCTCAAGCTTTACACTAAAACTAGGTAGCCTAAGGTATCACCTTGCTCAAGATCGTGCGTTATAGAGCGATTGTGTGGGTTCTGTATAGCAATCAATCACTTAGCTAGAACTTTCTTTGCTCGAAGCATTCAAGGTGGTTAGTTACAAACATATTCTTCTTTACTTCCTCAAATAGTTTGCCATCAATACACTTTAGATCCTTGTCTGCAAAACTTCTTGGCTTAATCTGATTAATGTTTACCTCAACGCTAACAAATAGCATCATAAAGATACACACCATACACAATAAAGTTAATAACTTTTCTTTGCCTGTCATCATAATGTCCCTTCAAACTTATAACTACCTATATGACCTAACTTTGCCCATGGTGCAGCCCATACTTTAATCCCATTCAGTCTTGCTAATCTACAGAAGTGATAGTCCTCTGATAATAATCTATTTGAGTCTGGCTCAATCGATGTAGCAAAGTATTCTGTAACGATTTCTTGCTGGCCTGGCAGCATGTCATTGGTATAGGTAGGGCAATGTGGTTTAAGTAAATCAAATACACTGCGCTTGATAAGCATAAAGCCTGTGCCACCATTAAATATTTCTATAGGTTCTGTCATTGAATGCAATGGCGTATCAATATAGTTAAGCTTATTAATAACAAGATCACCCGTAGCATACTTTAGATCTTCCCCTTGAATACCACGCGCTACTGCATCGCCAATCTTTTCCCATGCAATACGTTTCTTAGGATACACACCACAGATAATATCTTTATCTGCATCAATCATAGATACAATATCTTCTGCATGATAACTAATGTCAGCATCAATGAATAGTAAGTGAGTGCAATCTGTTTGGTAGAACATCTTAACCAATCCATTCCTAGCTCTTGTAATTAAAGATTCGTTATAAAGAAACTGCCAGTTATAACCTATCCCTCTATCTAAGAATAGCTTTGTTGCATTGATGTGGCCAATCGCATTCTCTCCTGTGCATACACCACCATACATTGGAATGCCTATAAATATATTACTCATCGTATCGTTCGCCTATCCCATGATCGTGTTTAAAATCTTTGATGTCATCATCATCCTCAGTTGGATCTTCGTATAACTTTTGCAATCCTTTGAGTGGCTTCTTAACTTTCTTAGGTTCTAACTCGTCATCCATAATATCTTCCTAATAAAATATATGATTGTTAATAATAGTTCTTGGCTTCATACCCCATTGATTATCCATCTTAACATTATGAAAGTAACTAGCTCCCTTGCTACTGTCTTTGATTTGTTGTTGGATAATTTTTTGGGATAATTCTATAAATGGTTTGAGTGTTTTGTAAGGCGGGACATGCTTTGTCTTTTTAGTCCATTCAAACTGGTGTGGTTTGAAAGTCTCCGAACATATATTCTTTTGGTCGAAGTCAGCTCTCCGATAAAGCACATACCCCACTGCCACTTGGCCAGAGATAGGTTCACCTCTGGCTTCATGGAACATAGTTAAACTCATACACATCACTGCTGCAATATCTAACATAAAGTCTCCTTCATTAGGTAGCTTTCATGGTTTTACTGATTAGTTTGTCTTGCAAAAAGTGCATAATTTGCGTAACAAGTAATCTTGCTTGTCATAGATAAGGACTAACACCATGTGGACAACTCCAGCAGCTACTGAAATGCGCTTTGGCTTCGAAGTTACAATGTACGTAATGAATAAATAAGCCAAGCATACAATGATAAGGCAATGCCTACGGAGATCTTTGTTGCTCTCCATATGCGTTGCCTTTTCTCTTTGGGTGACTCCATTGTCACCTCGTATTCATAGCCATTAAGCTCTTTAAATGATCGTGGGTAACGCCATTCAAAAGCATTGAAGTCTGTCTTAATTGGTTTCATTTGATTGTCCTTTCACTGTGTTGATGCGTGTGGCTTGTTTGCCTATGTATTGCATCTTAACTGTTATGGGTAAGCGATTTAGTGTTGGCTGATTAGCGTCTACTAATGCTTTAAGTTTCGATATCTTATCCTCTGGGTTTAAGCTAGAATTAACTAGCTGTTCAGACATTTGATCGAATTTTGCTTGCCATGTCAATACATCCGATACCTCTTGAGGGTCTTTTCCTGGAATATAGAAGGTATATTCCTTAGTTTGTGGCTTTTTTACAACACTGCCAGCTCTTTCTGTAGCTAGATTACCATCATCATCCTCTGGAGCTATGCCACAAGTAGCCATAAGGCTATATCTACGAGCATAAGTGAGTGCTGATCCATATCCTTGAGGGTCTTGTTTAGCTGCGGGTACATGTAAAATACCACCAGATAAAATCTCACCTGATTCGTGTACCAGTATTGTTTCAATCTTAACGCCACTCTCACAATCGTGCGTCTGTTGGATCAATGCAATACCATTGTTATTGAGTGCATCCAATACAGCTTCAATACATCCATCTAAAGACACATACTTAGATCTAAAGTGTGGATTCGTTGATGTCTTGAGTGCTGGTGCAAATTCTTTCTGTGCCTTGACAAAGGCTGTTGCGATAGTTTTCATACTTTTCTCCTGTTGTTGTAATTCATTCATAACTTCTGTTTCAAAACGATCTT